ATAGTTTTAGCCGTTCAGGTTTGAGAGGTGGTTAATTTTGTCTGCGGTGTTTTTTGCTGCCCAACGCAAGCGACTGTCAACCTCATCTTTACCAATAAAGTCGTGCATTGCGTTTAACTGCTGTAGTGCGTCAAAGATTGCTTTTAGGTCATTCAGTTCGTCTGCAATTGTTCTCATTTTTTTAACCCATCTATAACGGCTGAACATTGACCAGCGGTGAGTGTCTCAACTACCACGTCATTGACCTGTAGTAAGCGGTGGATGTATTCGAGCAGCTGCACATCATCCCATCCCTTACCGCGTGCAAGGCTTTTTAAGAAACCGATCTGTTTAGGTGTAGCGCTGCCGTGTGTGTCTGGTCGAGGCGTAGTGCTAACCCTATTGACCTTTTCCATCTCTGTAACTGACGCACGCTCGCCTGTGTGCCCAATAGGGCTATTGCTGATCATGCGGCCAATTGCGCTGGTCTCGCAGTTTTCTAAGAAACTTGTTTTATTCACCGGACTATTGCCAAAGACTTCTTCTGCATAACCTGTAGCAATTAGTCTGTCATCGTTGTTGTAGCCCTCTGCACGCATAATGATCGTTGACCCGTCATAGTGGTGGATTGTTGTGATGATGCGCCCTGTCTCGTATTTAGTCCACCAGCGCTCTAATCGTTGTGCAACTGTTTCGTAAAGCGATAGGTCAAAGTGTGCCATTAGCAAGCAACCCAAACTATTGCATTTCTGCCATACCGTGTTTTGCGCCTTATGCCACTGTCAACAATGTAAGCATCTCGATGCAGACCGTTAATGCGCGCTGACACGGACTGTGCAGGTAGTTCTAATAGCACACTTATTTCGTCTGCGGTCATGCCTTTGGCTTCTGTGCGTCCTGCCCATTTAATCCAAAAGTGGACTAGCTCACGTTGTTTGCCTGCGTGCGGTTTAGCAGCTTCGCCGGCTGCGCGTGATGTGTCTGGCGCGTTGCGCGCAATAGCGACACTGGGATGGTTTAACGCAACTTGTGTGCGTTCTCCAGCCAATCCTATTGTTGTTGTAAACATTTCTAGTTGGTCATTCATGTCGGGTTCTTTCTGTTTGTCGGGTTTATGGGTTTTACCTTACTACACGCCTTCAGGTCAGGATGTAACCACATAATCTTTTCTGGGTTATGCCGGTATCGAGTGCCGTGCATTGTCAAACCGCACTCTTTACAGGGCGCGTATAACATTTATGGCCGCGCGTAGCACTGATGCGTTAAACCTGTTTTGTTGACCACCAATGGTCATGTGCGCGTCATACATCAGCTCTAGCTCATCAAGCAAAATGTCATGATTGTTTAGCCGGTCTATTGGCAGCACTGGTGCAATAATTTCGTCAACAAATTGCTTAAATATTTTGTTGTATTTGTCGCTGTAATTTTCGGGATACATTGTTGCTCTTGTTTCTTGGCTAATGCCAGTTTCGGGATACGGATACTCAGCCATAAGTCGCTGCCCACGCTGACCAGCCAACCATACGCCATAGGTGTAATGCGGCACGAATATTTACATCTGCGTAAAACAGATCATCTAAGTGCGTAATAATGCCAGCTTCTTTGAGCCAAGTTTCGTGCACTGCATTGACTTGCATTAAGCCTCGACTACCGCCGGGGTCTTGGCTATTAAACGCCAGCGGATTGCACCGTGACTCACGAAACATTACACGCGCTAATAATGGCGCTTGATCTGCAGGCCAGCCAGCGGTTATTGCGTCTGCTACATATTGTGCACAGCCTTTAGGCACTGTCGTGGTAGGCGCAACTGTGACTGGCACAACACTGTTTAACGTGGTCGTGATCTGTACGCCCGGCTGTATTTTTGGTGCTACTGGCTCGCTGGCATCCCACAACAGCACAAATGCTGCTAATCCGCTAATCATCCATGCACCTATTTTGATTGCTAAATAGCTCATTTTTTCTCCAATTGGTAAGGGGTCTGCCAGCTGTCACCGATTGCATCCTTAAACGCAATTTGTGCGTGTAGCACTTTGTCGGTGTCTGGGTCACGGAATATCTGTACGAGCACCATCTGACTGCTGTCTAGGTGCGTGGTATAAACCTCGTAAATATATGTTTTAGCGTCTGCCATTGCATCTCCTATCGTCGGTGTTTCCACCATAGGGCATTACTGTGGCAATTCGGTGAATACCCGTCTAAACGCTTGTTGTATAAGGGTTAAAGGCTGATCTACAAATGCTGGTGCTACCTCTACGTGTAGCCAATCGCCACTTGGTGCGTTTGCCAATGTTGGCTTGCTGTAACTTTTCCACGCTTGACGATCACAACGCCAACCGCGCCCAAAAGGTTTCGGGAAATAGTCAAGCACTTGCTCTATGCCTAACTCGTTTGCGTTGGCAATAAGTATGCGTAGAAATGCCATAGACGCTTTACGGTTTGCTGTTGGCTGTTTCTCTGACGGCCTGTACGACAAGTCAACTGCTCGACCTGTGGCGTGCACACTTAACTGGTCAGATGACCGCATATTTCTGATGCCCCAACTGCCGTTGTTCCAAAACGCGCCGCCACCATATTTAATGCACTGACGGATAAATTCATCCATGCCGGGCAATGGGCCTGCAGATGCACCGTCACTGTTGCCTGTGTACGGCTTAGACCCTATGACTTTAGGATTGGCTGGTATCACTTTTTAGGTCGAGAGCGAAACACGTTGCTTGACTCGCCGCCTTGTTTAGCGTTTACACCGTTGCCTATTGCGTAGCCAAGAATCATTGTGAGCATCGGTACGCCAGATGCCATGTCAATCTTGTCGGCAATCATTAAGGCCGTTAGGCATAGCAAGCCAACAAGCAAAATAATAAACTTAGGCAAATTGTTGACAGTCATTACAAGCCAATAAGCAACTTGGCTTCGTCTAACGTAATTCCTAACCTGTCAAGCACGGCTTGTTTTGCTGTTGCTTTGTCGGTTTCTGTTTTTGTTCTATTACGTTCAGTTTCTAAATCTGTTTCGTGTTGCGCTAATTCGTCAGCCGTCATGTCTCGCACTAAATCGCCTATTTGTATTTGCATTATGACTCCGATAATCCATAGACACGGTAAAACCCTGTCATGTTTCCAGTAGATGTAACAAAAGTTAAACCATCGTGTGCTTCGGTAGCGTTGTAAAAGTAAGCGCCAAAAATTGCGCCGTTAGTGCCAGACACATTGCCGTTGCCGGCTGCAGAAACGTGCGTGTAACTTGATGCGTTAGTTGGGTCAAATACAGAAATTAATCCGCCGTAGCCTCGTGTGCCGTCTGCACCAACAATTTGTGGTGTTGATGAGCTGCCAGCGCCTGACCCTGTGTAAGCGGCTGCAGTGTTCATTACGCCTGTGCCCCAAAAGTAACTTGCCGCTGTTCGAGGCGTGCCAGCGTTGTTGACCCGTACCGATACTTGCAACTGTGCAGACACACTAGTGATGTTTAAGAACACTTGATAGTTTTTGTATGTGCTTGTAAACGTGCTGGCTGCCATGCTTACTGTTGACTGCGCGCTAAAGGATGCGCCTGAAATAAAAACTAAACCCGGTGTAGTGCCAACAGATTGCCAAGCCGCGCCATCATAATATTGCGTGGTGTTTGTTGCTTCAATGTAAGCGAACTGGCCCTCTGCCAAAACTTTGTTGCTGCCACCAAACGCAGCATCTCTGGTAACTGTTGTTGCAAAAACTGGAATGCCTGTAGCGGCGCTTATGTTTTGTTGTGCTGCCGTGAGCACACTGTTTGCCACAAATAGTGGTACTGAGGTTTGCGCGTTTGCTCCCATAATTAGACTTTACCTTAACCGAGCGCGTTCGTGGTAGATAGCACACCAAACGTAATGTCATCTAAAATAAACTGGTCAAGAATGACGGTTGGCGATGTCCACAGGGTCATGCGGTGGCCTGTGTTCATGTCAATGACGTGATCTATGCCCTCAACGCTTAAGTCTTGATTAACGCTTAAAGGTGTGCCAGACGGGAACGTTTTAGTTACTGACACGGTTTGACCAATTTCTATGGGCGCTAACGCCGTTTTTTGGGCATCGGTCAGGCTGGCAAATGTGGTTGACACACTGGTAAAACGTGGGCGTGGGTTTGGATATAGCAGGTAACTTGCCAGTGTTGCAGCTTGCGCATTGGTACTTAAAAGGCTGTCTGTGATTGCCTCAGTTTGCGTAAAGTACTCTGCAATAGACCCTGCATCGCTAGCGTTTTGTAGCGTGCCGCCAGACTCAATAGTGACGTTGGCATTGTTAATGACTGTCTGTTGGTCAAACTCTACAAGGATGCTGTCATACGGTGTGGCTGTGCCAGTGTCATCAAATGTGGCTGTAGGTGCTGCGAGCGTTGTACCTATTCTTGCTTGCGCGGTCAGCACGTTTTCTCGATCACAGAAAATGCGCCCTTGTTCGGCTTGTTGGATGCGGTTTATGTATGCGTTTACGTTTGTGCCGCTAGCGATCGTGTAAGCCCCTAAAGTCGCCGTAGGGCTGGCGGTCAAGGATGTAGCGCCTGTGTAGGTTGCAGCGCTTAAAACGGCTGTAATGCGCGCTGATGAGGTTTGGCTGGTGGTCACGGTTTCAGGCAAAAAACCCTGTGAGAGCACATAGGTGTTGTCAGCAGCAAAAATGCTGTAGGTGGTCATTCCAGCCATGTTGTAAGTCTGGTTAAACGTGGTTACAACGCCTGTAAACAGGTACTCACCGTTGCGGCTTAGCCTGATGGGGCGCAATGGGGCTAGGCCCGGCTGATCTGTCAACGTATTGTAATAAACGCTAGAGGTATTTAACGGGTCATAATCACGGTTGCCTACTGGCACGCTAATTGACACAGACATTGTGCCCGGCCCAAACACGTCTAAGGGTTTGTGGCGGCCTCGACTAATCGTAATGTTTTGCACCACGTCAGTAATGTCGTTGTAGTCCTCGCCGTCACCGTCAAGTACATCAGGGCCGTTAAGTGTTGACTGGTCTAAATAAAATGCTTCACCGTCATAACCGCTTGACAGCTCTAACAGGTATGTGCCACCAGTAATTACAGTTGAGCCTGGCATGATCAGAGCGTTGCAAAGTTGACTGGGCCGTAAACCTGTTGGTATTGGGCTATTGCGTCAACAACAGATTTGCCAATTTCGGCGCTGGTAGAGATACCGCCAGACACGTTAATGGTAAAATTATTTAGACCAGCGCCAATGTCACCAAATTGGCCTTGCGTGTCAAATGTTCTACTACCACCGCTAAAACTTGGGCCTTGACTGCGTGAGCTGCCGCCACCACCGCCAGCCATAGGTGCTGCAGGGCTAGGCATAGACGGCATAGAAACGCCGGGCATTGTGCCACCGCTTTTAGGTGGACTAGGTGGCGCAATAATACCGCTACTGCTGCTACTGCCTCCGCCTATGTTGCCTAAGTCAATTGTTGGCAACGATGGTATGTCAGTAAAAGGGTTTAGCAAATTCATGCCTCGAATAATGACGTTTATAGTGTTTATCCATGCGTTAGCAAAAATCTCAAAACCGCTAATCAAACCGTTTAGCACAGCGTTAACTATCGTGCGAAATGTCTCAAATTTGTTGTAGGCATAAATGATGCCAACCACTAGCGCTGCAACACCTGCCGCAATTGCTGTAAACGGGTTGAGCGCCATAGCAAAGTTGACTGCTAAAATCGCTACAGATATTGCAGTGATTGCGCCGGCAATAGCCAAAAATGCTTGTGGGTTATTTTGTGCCCAGTCTGCAAACTTTTGTAGCACTGGCAACACTTTTTGCACGATAGGTAGCAACGCTGCACCTATCGACTCTGTAGTTTCGTCTAACGAGTTTTTTAAGATCTTAAAACGGCCTGCAGCGGTATCGGCTGCGGTAGCGGCTGCACCGCCAAACGTGCCACCTAAAACATTCATCACCTCATCAAGGGTTGCACCGTCCTTAATCATCATTTTAATCTCTGGCGACAAGGCTTGTAAACCTTTCATGTTGCCGCCATACGCTTTAGCGAGCGCGTCAGACACCTCAGCCAAAGACTTGTTAGAGCCAATAGCAATATCTTGTGCCAATGACAATGCCTCTGTTGCTGTAGCAATGTCTTTTGTGCCAGTCACAAGCGTGGCTAATGCCGGGC